ACGTTTGTTTCTGTTGTTGTGGGTGCTGGAGCTGCGTGGTTTGGTTTATATGTTGGGGGTTCTCCCAGAAAATGATAGATAAATTAATTGGTCCAGTTACTAAAATATTAGATAAATTTGTTGCTGACAAAGACTTAAAAGAAAAACTACAACATGAATTATTAATGTCTATACAAGACGCTAACCTTGCTCAAATAAAAGTAAACCAACAAGAGGCAGCTCATAAGTCTATATTTGTTGCTGGATGGAGACCGTTTATTGGCTGGGTGTGTGGGGTTTCTTTAGCCTATCATTTTATATTAGCACCTCTTATTGAGTGGATTTTAGTTTTATCTGGCAATACTTTAGACTTACCAGAGTTTGATTTCTCTCAGCTATCTACTATAGTAATGGGTATGCTAGGACTAGCAGGTGCTAGATCATACGAAAAAATGAAAGGCGTAAGCCGAGAACAATAAACTTTTTCACTCGTTACACAAAGTGGTATCCAGATCAAGTAATATATACTAAAATATTAAATGAGAGTATGCAAGTATTTTACAGTTTCACAAAACAAACAAAAGGTAGAAAATGCCGTTAAGTAAATTTCAATTTAAACCTGGAGTCTTTAGAGAAGGCACAGACTACGACAATGAAGGCGGTTGGTTTGATTCTAATTTAGTTCGCTTTAAAGCTGGTCGACCAGAAAAAATAGGTGGTTGGCGTAAAGACAACTCTAATACCTTTTTAGGGATGTGTCGTTCTTTAAAAGGTTGGTTAACTTTAGCTGGTACTAAACTTTTAGGGCTAGGAACTAATCTAAAATTCTACATAGAAGAAGGCACAACTTTTGCGGATGTAACCCCCATTAGACTTACTACCTCAGCAGGCGATGTAACCTTTGCTAAGGTGGCTGACGGAGACGCTACTATTACTGTCTCCGACACAGCCAACGGTGCTGCCGCAAATGACTTTGTAACTTTTTCAGGTGCAGTTTCTTTAGGTGGAAATATTACTGATACTGTGCTTAACCAAGAATATCAAATAGCGACTATTATTGATGCTGACTCATATACAATAGAAGCAAAAGACACTAGTGGCGATTCAGTATTAGCAGCAGCAGGTGACAGCGGTAACGGTGGGGGAAGCACAGTAGGGGCTTACCAGCTAACTGTTGGTCTTAATGTTTTTGTAAGTTCGACAGGTTGGGGTGTGGGAACTTGGGGCGAAAACGCTTGGGGAAGCGCAACCTCTCTATCTTTTAGTAACCAATTAAGATTATGGAGCCAAGATAATTTCGGTGAAGATTTAGTTATTTGTCCTAGAGGTGGGGGTATTTACTATTGGGATGCTACTGACGGAATCACTACTAGGGCATATAATTTAGCAACAACAAGCGGAGCTAATTTAGTCCCTACAGTTGGGCTACAAGCAATAGTGAGTGAAACTGATAGACACCTTGTAGTGTTAGGAGCAGATGCAATCAACGAAACAGGAACAGCGAGAACAGGTACTTTAGACCCAATGTTAGTTGCGTTTAGTGATCAAGAAAACCCATTAGATTGGGAACCAACTAACACTAACACAGCAGGTAGTTTGAGACTCTCAGAAGGAAGCCAAATTATTGGTGGTGTAAAAGCACGTCAAGAAATTTTAATCTGGACAGACATAGCTGTGTATTCTATGCAGTTTACTGGACCACCGTACACGTTTGGTATTAATTTAATCAATGACAGCACAGGTTTGATTAGTCCCAACGGAGCAATTAGTACCCCTGCTGGTGTATACTGGATGGGTTACGATAGTTTTTATGTGTACAATGGAGCGGTGCAAAAAGTTCCGTGTGGTGTATTAAGTTATGTTTTTGACAATCTTAATGCTAGTCAAAATTTCAAAATTTTTGCTTTTAGTAATAGCCAGTTTAATGAAGTAGGTTGGTTTTACCCTTCCGCTAACACTAATGATATAGACCGTTATGTTGTATATAACTATGCAGAACAAGTTTGGAGCATAGGGGAAATGAATAGAACGGCTTGGTTAGATGCTGGTGTAGAACCCTATCCAAGAGCCACAGCAGGTAATTACATATATGAACAAGAGTTTGGGTATGATGCTGACGGTGTGCCTATGACTAATGTCTTCATAGAAAGCAGTGATTTCGATATCGGCGACGGAGAAAACTTTTCTTTTATCGATAGAATTATCCCTGACGTTAAGTTCTTAAGTAACTCGGATGCTGGTTTAGTTAATTTAGTGTTAAAAACTAGAAATTACCCTGGAGATGAGTTACAAACTGCTTCTACTAGTTCTATAGCCAGTAATACCTCAAAAGCAGACGTTCGGGCAAGAGCAAGACAAATAACACTCAGAATAGAATCAGATGATGACGCTGAAAATTCTGGTAATGTTGATGTAGGATGGCGTTTAGGAGCTACTAGGCTAGGTATACGCCCCGATGGACGTAGATGAGCAAATTACTACCTACTCGGCTACCTATTAGTACTACTCCTCAGGTAGAATCTGATATATTCAACAGGTTAGTCCGTATATTAGAAATCAACTTAGGTCAGTTTGACCCAGATAACACACGTCAAGTAAACAATCAAGAAAGAAGCATTGGTTTTTATAACCCTGGTTCTATCGTTTTTAACACAGACACAGATGTTCTTCAATGCTGGGACGGTACTCAGTGGAGAGATCTGTTTGCTTCTCAATTCTACGCTACAAGTACAGGGTTATTCGGTACAAGTGCGATAGGTAGCGTTTCGGTTGTTATCTCGTAATTGTATTCGCTGTGGGGAAACAAAGTCTTTAAAGGCATTCGATAAAACTAAAAAGCGGTCAGTGTGCCAAAGCTGTAAAGCTCAAAAAAGAGTAGACCGTATTAATGCTAATCCTAAAAACTACATTGGTAATTTAGTCACTCAATTAAGATATAGCCGTAAAAAAGAAGGACACGTTTGGGATATTACCCCACAACAAATTCACGATTTATACCTTAAACAGAAGGGGTTTTGTGAACTTTCTGGTGTAGAAATGACACACTTTAGAACACACGACGAAGCAGGAGAAAAAAACATTTCTATCGATAGGATAGACCCAGAAGGTCTGTACGCTATAGCCAATATACAACTCGTGTGTAAAAGGGTAAACTATATGAAACACAATAAAGATCAAAAAGACTTTCTTAATTGGGTCACTTTGATATACAATAATACTAACAATGAATGATCCAATGACAGAACTCTATGATTATAAAGGAATGTTCTGGGATGATGTAAATAAACGTTTTTACAGATGGCACGAACTTGAACTTTTGATGAATGAACGTAAAGTAAAAGAACAACAAGCTAAGGAAGACTAGATGGGCGGACTAAAAAAATTCTTTAAGAAAAATTTACGAGATATCGCTACTGTTATAGGTTTCGCTGTCGCTGGACCAGCAGGTGCTGCTATTGGTCAAGGTATAGGTTCGGTAGGTGAAGGCAGAAGTTTAAAAGATTCTGCAGTTAGTTCAGCAAAAGTTTACGGTGGTGCAAATATAGCACAAGGTGCTGGACTACAAGGTGGTGGCGGTAAAATAGGTTTTGGTGCAGCTGCTCCTGGTGCCGCAAATAGTGGCATCGCTGGAGTTTTTCAAGATGTTGGTGCTGGTGGTCGTACTTTGTTAACTGGTGGGATAAATCCAGCTACTGGTAAAGGCTATACTTTTGCAGAGACTCTTGGTAAAACTAGTCCATTAGCCGATAGTTTTGGCAAACTCGGTTTTATGGGTAAAGCAGGTGTGGCAGGGATAGGTCTAGCAGGTCTCGGAGCTTTTGACGCAGTAGAACAACCTAATAATACAATGCCAGGAGCCACGAGCCCTTATCTAACTAGAGGTTTAACCCCAGCTACATTAAGTAACGCATACAGCACAGCAGGTATACCAGTAGGTGCACCTCAAGGCGGTAACGCTTTAAATTCTAGCTTCGCTGGATACGACCCTATCAACCAAGCATACGCAGCACTATTAAATCAAGGCTATGGTGAAATGGAGTTTCCTGAGTTTCAACAATCTCCAATTAAAGGGGCTAAAAACGGTGGCGGTATTGCTAGATTGGCAGACGGTGGCGAAATACCTGAATTAGATTTAAGAAACGACGGTGGGGATATAGATGACCCCGAAGGTTCTGGTGACGAAGATACAGTCCCAGCATTATTAGCAGACGGTGAGTTTGTTATGACTAAACAAGCTGTAGCAGGATTAGGTAATGGCGACCACGAAAGAGGGTTAGCTCAACTATATGCTATGATGGACATGAACGAAAATAAAGCTCAAAGAATGGGCATAGGAAGAGCATAATGGCAGAAACAACGCAATACGCAAGACAGGAAAGTTTACCCCCACAATATCTACAACAGTTTTTCGCTGGTGTGCCAGGAGCCAATGTCCCTGGAATAATGCCTTTGATGAACCAAGACCTTGTTAATAAATTACAGAGCATGGGTCAGCCTGGAGGTTCTCCTTACAACTACACAGACCCACGCATAGCTGGGTTTAGCGGTGCGGAACAACAAGCGTTTCAAAACGCAGCACAAAACGTCGGTAGTTATCAGCCTTATTTTAGAAGGGGTGAACAATTAGCCGAACAAGGTCTAACAGACGTCAGAAGAGCCAGTGACATCGGTACTCAGTACATGCAACAAGCTGGTCAAGAAGGGGCAGGTGCGGTAAGGGAAGCAGCAGGAATGCTTAGAGGCTTACCAGGACAATTCCAACAGGCTCAAGGTATAGGGTTAGGGGCTTTAGGTCAATACGACCCAGGCATGGCTCAATCTTTTTACAATCCTTACGAAGAGCAAGTAGTTCAACAAACGCTCAGTGACATTAATAAACAATACGGTCAAGCTTCCGCAGGTGAAAGTGCAAGACAAGTGGCTGGTGGTGCTTTTGGTGGTAGTAGAGGCAGACTTAATCAAGAAGAAATAGCTAGTCAGTTTGGTCGTGGTGCAACAGAAGCCATAAGTGGTATTCGTGCTGGCGGTTTTAGTCAAGCACAGAATCAAGCACAACAAGCCTTTGAACAAGATAAAGCTAGACAATTACAAACGAGTCAGCTTTACGGTAACTTAGCTGGTCAGCAAGGTAACGTCGCTGGAGGACTTGGAGCGTTAGGTACAGGGTTAAGTAATATATATGGTGGAGTAGGTAGAGATATAGCCTCCACAGGGCTAGGGTTAGGTCAGTATGGCTCTAACGTAGGCGGTCAGTTAGCTGGGTTTGGTCAAGGTATGGCTGGGCTACAAGGACAAGACGTAAGTAACTTACTAGGTATCGGCGGAATGCAACGTGGTTTAGATCAATCAAACTTAGATTTAAATTATCAAAACTTTGTAGGTCAGTATAACTTACCAAGTCAATTATTTGGTCAAATGGGTCAAACTGCTGCAGGGTTCGCCCCAGCGTTAGGCGGAACTAACTTGACACAGTCTAGTACTAGTGCCCCAAGTAACTCATTAATGCAAGGCATAGGTACAGCAGCAGCACTTTACGGTGCTTTTAAACCAACAGGAACATAATGGCAATAAACACTCAAGATTTGTTTAACGAACAAAAAGCCATGGATATGCTTCGGCAAAATGTGCCCATGGAAATGATTATTCAACAAACAGGCATCCCCAGACAACAACTAGAAGCCAGTCTTACTGCTTTTCAAAATGTACAAAGACCGCCTGTACCCAGTGCACCTCCACCAAGCGGTATTGCTTCAATGCCTATACAACCAGAAGTAGCGGATGTAATGCCAGATAATGTGGGCACAGACATAGCCGACTACCTTACAGATGAATTAGGTTTTGATCCTGCCACAGGAGGCACGGTCGACAAGCCATCTATAATACAACAACTTAATCAAGCTAACGCTACTATCGCACTAGACGCAGAAGAGCCTAACGTAGCCATGAAAGAAGTGATGAACGCTCAAGGTGATTTGTCTGGACTACCAGAAAAAGATCAACTTGGTGTTTACCGTTCAGCGTTAGTAGACTACTACAAAAATGCTGGTCAAAAATACAAAGAGTTACTTAAAACTCCAGACGAAGGTCTACCCTATTTAGTCTCAGGTCTTAGCCTGATAGAGTCGGGAGCATCAGGCGATAATTGGATGACAGCGTTAAGTAAGGCAGCTGGTAAGTTTGCTGTTTCTAAAAAACAGGGTCAAGCAAAATACGACGCTCAAATACAAGATATTGACATTAAAAACTTGATGGCAGCAGACGCTGGGTTTGCGGATGTTATAAAGAAAAACATCGACTATCAAATGAAATTAGATTTTGAAACTAGGTCAGGTACACGTAAAGAATATATTCTTAAAAAACCTGGACAAGAGACAGAAAACATTGTTCAATTAACCAGCTTAGAAGTAGCTGACTTAAAAGACCGCTACGGAGAAAACGCACTAAGATTAAACGACTCCACAGGTGCTGCAGGTGCACAAAACAATTACAAAATAACCTATAAAGACGGTAGAGTTGTTACAAGACCTTTAAGTAATGATGAAACAAAAAAATACAAGCTAGATTTAAACAACGGTATTATCGCAGGTTTTGAAAAAGCAGGAGTGGCTAGTACCCCTGATACGCTACAAATCGGTTACAGAGACACAAGTAAAAAAGGTTCTGGGCTTTGGAATTTTGCAGACGTAAGCCCAGCACAATACATAGAATATTTAAATGACCCTAACCTCGAAGTAGAAGCGTTTAAACCTACTGATAAAGTAGAAGTTATTGACAAAAGAGATGATTCTTTAAAAGAGATATCTAAAAAAGAATTTATTGTTAACGCAGATAAATACACTATGAAAGGAGAAGTCCAAGCGACTATACAAAACGGAGATAGCCTTATCACGATAGGTGATAGCGGTGGTGTCTCACCTTTTGGTCCGAAGAAAACTCAAGTAGATACATACGTAGGTGATACTAAAAAACAATTTGCTAATAGAAAATTCATGACTAAGCGTATGTTTGAAACAGCAGACACAGTTCTTGAAATTGTAGACGGAATGAGAGCTAAAGGCTTAAACCCAGATGACGCTTTTAATAATATTGCAGGACAAGCAATTGGTCCTGCTACTAACGTTCTTACTACTTTAAACTCACTAGGTAAAGTTTTTGAAAACAGCTCTGGTACGTTTGAAGGTCAGCCGATTGATAAATTTAAATATCAAATTACTTTAGAAGATGGAACAAAACAATCCGTAACATATAACGAGTTTAAAAACTCTATAGTAAAGACAGATATGTTTAAAAAGTTAGAAAAAGATTCTAGTATAGGTAAGTTTTTTTCCGCAAGTAATGCCGAAAGAGAACGAGTCCAAGCAGGGTTATTTACATTAGCTATTCTTTCTGCAGGGTCTATGGGCGGTGAAGGTACTACAGATATGCGTGCGATTAGTGATAAAGATTTAATCACTCAGTTTGAACGAGTCGGTAGAATGGCTAGAGACGAAGAATCTTTTAGAGCTTTGCTCACCGACCTTAAACGAGATGTGTTATATCAAGAGCGTTCTTATTTAGAAGCTCAATCCGACATGGGTAGCTCAGATTTTTACGAGTACACAGCACGGAAGAAAAACGAGGAGACAGGGTTTATGGAAAGTGTGCCTGTTAACGCATGGGACGTTAAGGGTTTAAACAACTACTACAATACTAGACTAGCAGAAATAGAAACAGAAATTGATGCTCTTGGACCAGTGTCCGCTGCATCTACAAGAAGTTCTAGCCCAGACGGAAGTATTCCCATTATAGAAATTAAATCGACCATGGTTAATGGTGTAGAGTACAAACCAGAACAATCTTCTGGGTACACTGTTGCTGGAAGTAGTGAACCTGCATCGTTAGCTCAGTTAGTAGCTTACGCACAAAATACTCCACAAGGAAGCAAAGTAAACCTATTAGCAGATATTCAAGCCTATCTAAAAAATGACCCTGCTTTACTAAAAGCATTTTTACAAATGTATCAAGGAAAATAAATGGCACAAGAAGATATAGTAGACTTAGATCCTTTTCTAGAAGCATTAGAAACTAGTAAGATGATTGAAACGCCTGCTCCAGTAGCAGACCTGCCATATAGATCAAGAGGTCCAATGGATCTTGACACTGACATCAAAAATTTTTTAGTAGAGAAAGCTGGAACTAGTAGAAATTTGATTGACACATTGGTTGGAAGAAGGGGCGGTTTTAGAGATAGGGCTTTTGGTGCACAGTACACAGACGAAGGACTAAAACTTCCACAAAGAGGTCTATTACGTGAGTTGTTTAGCCCCACAGACGCTGGTACTCAAGCTGCTGAAAGAGCAGGGGTTAGTAAAGAAAACCCAGCTACGGAAATAGCAGAATATGCTGCCTACTTACCAGAAGACGTTTATGAAGTAGGTGTACAAAAATTAATAAGACAATACTACAATAATAATTTTGACACACCTTTAGATTTTGATTACGAGTTCCAAAGAGAACCGTACAATAAAGAAATTATATACAGAGACCCAACAACAAATGAGTTTACATATGTTAATCCTCCTGGATTAGACATGGGAAATTTAAAAGCTGTAGGGACACAACTTTTTCCTGAAATTCTTGGTGGATTAACTGGTGCTGTTTCCACTATGAACCCTCAACGCAGAGTTACAGGTCCAATCACTGGTGGTATAGGTGGGTACGCTGCTGCTACTGGTGCTGCTGAATTAGCAGGAGTTGGGGATATAACAAAAGGTGTCATGCAGGGTGCTGGTACTGTTGCTGGGGCGTTAACTGGTACTGGAAAAGCAGCGGTAACTCCTATTGTTTTAGGAGAAACAGTTGGAGGTTTTCTAACTCGGTATCAAACGTTAAAAGATTTAAAGAATAAAGGTTTGTTAGACGAAACATACAACGAAGAAAAACTTTATAAAACTGCTCTTAAAGATGCAGGTGTTACTTTTCTTTTTGGTTTAGGGGCTAACGCTCTTGGTACGGCTATTATCAAAGCTTCGGGTAAAGGCGGATATAATATTGAAGGTTTTGATTACGATGCATTTGAGTCTGCTTTTGATGATTTAAAAGCAGCAGCTGCAGGAGATCCAGCAGCAGAAAGAGTTATCGCTACTGCTACAGTTCCAGAAATTATGGAAGCTGGTAACGTAGGTTCCCCAATAACTCGTGAAGCTTTTCAGTCAAATATTTTAGATGCTGCAAGTGGTGGTGGGGATCAAGCTAAGTTGGTTAAAGCTAGGTTAGACGAAGCTAGACGTGCAAGAGAAGAAGGGCTAGACACACAAATAGGTATTACTGATCCTAGTATGCCGACTAAAACAGGAACAGTTAAAGAAGAACTTAGGGGGTTAGAAGGCAGCGAAAAAGTTTTACGCAGAGAACAAATGGGCAAAGAAATGATAGAAGACTTTGATAGCTCTATCGACCCTAAAGTTTTAGAAATTGAAAAACAAATAGAAACTACACGTGGAAACTTTAGTGATCAATTAAATCTACTCACTGACCCAGATATAGAACCTGAGTATGCTATTAATTACATACGAGAAACTTTAGAAGAAGTTCGTAAAGCATCAGGAAAAGCAAAAGGCGATAAAACAATGGATCCTTATGGTAGTTTTAAAGTTAAGGTTAATAAAATGGTGTCCGATAGTAAAAACAACGATAAAGTTTTAGATAACATTTTAGATTTATCAAACACAGGTAACCGACCTTTCTTTCAAGAATTACTAGACGACGGTCAGTTTCCTGAAGCTCGTGTTTATTTAAAAAATGCTCTGCTTAATA